GCTGCTATACCACCACTATCAGGTGCTGATACATTTAAGGTTGCTCTATCTTCATCATATCCAGATCCACCATCAATTATGTTGACAACTCTTATCTGACCTTCTTTAACCACTGATCTAATAACAGCAGATGATGTTGGTGACCCACTGCTAACAGTTATGTTAACCATAAATGCTTCTGCAGTTGCACCTGTACCATCACCACTGATTGTGATTAGAGGTGTCTCATTATACTTGCTACCGTTATCACTGATGAATATAGTGTCTACTGTTCCACCAGTTGTTACGGGATCTGCAGTTACAAGTGCACGATTTCCATAACTACCTGCTTGTCCAAATATTTCACCACTACCATTGTTATAATATTGATCAGTGGGTACGTATGTGAAGTCTCCTTCAGTAACTTTAACAACTAGAGTATTGCTATTCCAACTTTGAACTATACCCCTTGCAGTTATAGTTTCTTGAAAATTAGGATTCATAACATAAAATTTTTGATAAACTTCTTCACCCACAGCAAAAGGACCTATGACAGGTGTAATATTACCTAATACTTGACCAGGCAAAGCATGTGGTGCTGCTATTGTTAAAGTTGTAATTTCATCATTTACTACAGGAGTTCCAGATGCATTAGTTCCCGCAGAAGTGAGATAGTAATGTTTGACAGTGTAACCATAATCAACAAGACCTTCATCACCATCAAATAGATCTCCTTTCTCATCACTGTATTCAAATAGTTCAGCTTTAAGTTTATAAACATATCCTTTACCTAATTGATAAAATGGTTCTTCATGTTCTACAAATTTTATTTCAAAATAATTATTTGTCAATGGAAGGTATATCAGATCTCCTTCTTGAGGTCTTTCTGGAGCTTTGTAATCTTTGTCCAGTAAAAGAAATTGTGATATAAGATCCGAGAATCTTTGCTGAGATATAACCATAGTTATTTCATCAGTCTGTGCTACACCAAACTTTGTAAGCAAGTCTCCACCACCTTGGAAACCATCAAAGTTTTCCATGTATGCTTCTATTAAATATGCATCATTAAACTCACCAATCACTTCCTCATTAAACACACCGTCCGTCTGCATTATCTCTCTAGGACAGTATAGAACATCCATCCCAAACATTTTAAGATGCTCTTCTACTAAGTTCTGTAATAAGAACTGTTCGTTCCTAGTACCATGTGTGAAGTAAGTGGTTCTTGCCATTATCCTATCATGTCTAGAGGTGGCATTTCATACTGTGTAAGCATTTCTTCTTCTAGTTTTGCTATCTTTTCTTTACCTTCGTTGTATATAAACTCACCGTTCATAGTAATTCCACCTGGCAATTGTGCTCCTTGAAACTTGATTAAGTTAGCACCCCACTGTCTTTGAATCAATGCAGTTACATATCTCTTCAACCAAATGTCATTATAGACATCTTCAAATTGTGTGGGATCAACTGCACGATAACATTCTAAAACTAAGAACTGATCTGCAGGAACATCAGTCTTAAAATCTAAGTCAAGATATAATCTATCACCACGCATCTGATATCTAATCTGTTTCTGTCCTTCTAACAGATAGTAGATATCTTCTAATCTTCTATTGACCATTTCATATGTAAGGATCTCTGTCTGTGTAAGATCCCAAAGGTCATTCAATCTCCACTGATATCTAACATCAAATAAGTTTGTGACATTCTTGGATACAAAATCAAATACCTTAACCACAGTTGTTACGTATGGTGGCATCTTAATGTAGTTGTTCTGTTCTTTAAATGTAAGAGTTTGATTATTAGATGTTCCGTTAGTCACAGTAGTATCACTATCTGTGGTCATAGCATCTAACATTAACTGACTGTACTGAACTTTTAGATGGGTTCTGATGTAACCATCCATATGTCTTTCATTATAGAACTGGATAGCATCATCTACTAGATCGCTAATCTGATCATCGTCTATGTTTATTTCAAGGACTGGTGCACCGTTTTGACGTAGTGCATAATCTATAAGTCCTTCTCTGCTTGATACTGAAGCCATGTTAGGTAGGATTGATGTTGAATCTAATTCTTACATAGTATGTAGTATTAGAGGTGAGATTTACAGCACCAGGCAATGTGTAAGAATTTAAGTTTGTTGAGTTACCAAGAGATTGGTGAACAATACTTGCAAACGTATTTGCAGGAGAGAACTGCCAATCACTAGATGTATGTTGATATCCCGCCTTCATAGCAATAGCATCAACATTGATTGTTGGGTTGAATGCAGGAGTGATAGTCTGGATTTCTGGTTGATCAACTAAAGGAGTTGCAAAGTTTATAGCAGAACTATAAGCACTCTCCAATCCATTGTTATCTCTGAATTTAACTTGCACAGAATATGCAGTATCAAATGCCAGAGTTGATACAGGAACTGTCAGAGATGTCAAGTTACCAGTGTCACCACTTGCAAAAGATTGTGTCGTATCATATACGGTTACATTATCTACGACTCTTCTGATTCTCCAGAAACTAGAAAAGTGTGTAGATCCTGCATACTCAACAATAAATGGTGATGTATTGATAACAGGTTGTCTAGAGAATGTTCTGGTTGTGTCTGAATCAATTGTTGGAGTTACAGTTGCAGGACCTGATACAAACTCAGATTCATTTACAGTTAGTGTTACTGCATTAGATGTTAATGTAGTTGCATTAGCATTTGTTAATACACAACGGAACTGTTCGGATGGTGAAGTTGGATAAGTTGTAGCAGGAGTTGTATAGGATGCTGCATTTGCACCGTTAATATTACTCCATGATCCTCCTGAGTTTGTTGAGATCTGCCACTGATAAGATATTACATCACTTGTGATTGAAGCACTAATACTAAACTGTCCAGTCTGTCCTTCAATAACAGCAGTAGATGTTGGTTGTGCACTAATTGATATAACACGTAGAACTGTTAGTTCTCCATGTGTAGAAGTAATACTTGCTGCAGCACCTACAAGAGAAGCAACAACTCTATAACGATCTGCATTGTCATTAGCAAATACTAGAGTTGGTGTTGTGAATGCTGCTGCTTGTCCAGTAGCACCGACTGATGCATAGTTTGCACCCGCATCATCAGATCTCTCCCACTGGTATGTAACTGTTCCACTACTTGAAGTTGTAGATACAGTAAAGGATCCAGTTGCACCTTCGTTTGCAGTTGCGTTTGAAGGTTGTGCAGTAATAGAAAATGTTCTCTGAACCGTTAGTGCCACTGCGTTTGTAGTTGCATCAGCAGCTGCACCAACTGCAGATATTACACAACGATATTGATCAGCATTATCATCTGCATATGTTGTAAGTCCTGTTGTATATGACGCAGACGTTGCTGCACCAATAGGGTTCCATACTGCACCTGCGTTATCAGATTTTTCCCATTGGTATGTAACACTAGGTTCATGTGATGATTGTCCTTGTGCTTCGCCACCACCTCCACCACTAGGAGTATCAAACTGATCTGTCTCGAATGAAGATGATGCAGCGTTACCACCGATAGGTGCCATTGTGACTCCACCAAGTGTTGTGAATGTTGCAGTCTGTCCCTCATCAACTGTCGCAGCATTTGGTTGAGATGATACAACCACTGTGACTGTTTCTACTTGCAATGTAGCAGCATTAGATGGTGTAGTAGTTGCACCAGCACATGAAAGTAAACAGCGATACTGGTATGTGTCGTATGCTGATGTTAATGTAGGGGTTGTATAAGTTGCTGTAGTTCCACCAGTTCCTTCAGATACATTAGACCATGAAGCACCAGAAGTTATTGATACTTGCCACTGGAATGTGATGTCGCCAGGATCAGCATCAGATGTAGTAGCAGCAACACCAAAGGATGATGTTCCACCAACTGCACCTGTTGTATTAGTTGGTTGAGATGTAATGTTTATTGTTCTTTGTACAAACAATCTTGCAGTATTGGTTATTAACTCACTTGCACCTGTTGCATTTAATTTACATCGGTAGAAATCACCGTAACTGTCGTCGTAAGTTGTAGAACCAGTTGTATATGTTGTAGTAGTAG